ATCCTGCCCGAAACGGCATAGCCGCCAGACCTTTTCGCTTTCAATAGAGTCTGTACTAACTTCTATGGACGGCAGAGGGAACGGGCGGCTGATTGCAAAAGTATAATTAAAGGACTTTATCTTCTTATTGTCAAACGAGAAAATAGAATCTACAATGATTTAATCATGAATATATAGCAAGTTCTATTTAAAAATTATTATCTTTGTCAATTATATTTAGCAAATTATGAACAAAGACTATATAACAGAAAAGAATACAGATCTTTCTTTAGAGGAAATGTATAAAAATATTATGGAGGGCTTTCCATCTAAATCATTTCAGTTATCCTCTGATCTAAATAATAAGGATAGATACAAACAATATTCTGTTTGTGATTTATCTAAGTACGAAACAGTTTTATCATCAAACATTATTATTAAAGATTAGTATTATGCCTAGTTGGAGCGAAATTTTAACAGAAGTAGATTCATATTCCAATGTAGGAGTAGAATTAGATAAAAAGCGTAAAGAATTTTTTGACAAGATACACGATATAACTGGTAGAAATGTAATTGCGTATTATTCAGGATGGCTGAAAAAGCCTGATGCACCGCATGTCGGCATTGATGACCAAGATAAAAATGCGTTTATGACTGCTGTCTATAAACTAGACAAGACAAAAGGGTTAGACTTAATTTTGCATACTCCTGGTGGAGATATTGCTGCTACAGAAAGTATTATCACTTACTTGAAAAATATTTTCAAAGGAGATATCAGGGCGTTTATTCCACAAATTTCGATGTCTGCAGGAACAATGATGTCTATGGCCTGCAAGGAAATAATTATGGGGGAACAATCTTCTTTAGGGCCGATCGATCCGCAAATGGGTATATATGCTTGTCAAGCTGTAGTAGATGAATTCAAACGGGCAGTAAAAGAAATTGCAGCTAATCCTGCGTCATTAGGATTGTGGCAAGTCATAATATCGAAATATGATCCTACGTTTTTAACGGCATGTGATAATGCGATAAAATGGTCCGCTCAGTTAGCAGAACAATGGCTAAAAGAAGTTAATCCTAATATAGATTTCCAAAAAGTAAAAGATGTCTTTTTGAATCACAATAATAGTTATTCACATAGTAGACATTTATCTAAACAAGATTGTAAAAATGCCGGATTAAATATTGTGGATCTAGAGGAGAATCCCCTATTACAAGATGCTGTTCTTAGTTTGCACCACTGCTATATGATTCTATTTGATAAATTCACTATTTCCAAAGTTGTAGAGAACAATATTGGAGGACGGTATATGCAAAATTATAATGCAAAATAATCATGTAAGGGGGAGGTAATCCCCCTTTTTATTTCATAGACTTTAAATATATGAAAAATTGGTTATTAAATCTCGATATATTTTTTGTATAAAAAAACATTTTTACGTCTCTAAAGTCTTGTCACTTGCCATCTTGTGTAATTTATAATCCATCATCTTAATATACTTTTCATGATTGATATTGGCAGTAACAATCAAAGTCCTCAGAAAACAACGGGCTTTAATGAGTGAAAAGGTTTTCGGGCTGAATACACTCTGAAAGAGGAAGATTCTGCCCGTAACGGCAAAGCCGCATGACCTTTTCGCTTTCAATAGAGTCTGTACTAACTTCTATGGACGGCAGAGGGAACGGGCGACTGTCCGAAATTGTCCTTTTGTCTTCGTTTCATCAGCTTGTCCATGTCCTCGGATATTTTATCATCGGTTACTTTGGCATATCCTTGTGTCGTTTTAATACTCGTGTGTCCCATCATTTTACTTATACTTTCTATCGGGACACCTGCAGAAAGCATCAAAGTGCCGAACGAATGCCTGCTGGCGTGATAGCTTAAATTCTCCTTTATACCAGCCACGATACCTATCTCATGTATGCAGTACCATAACATGTCACGTTTGGGCAATGGGAATATTGGTCTGCTTTCATCCGTTGTGTTATACAGTGCCAATATCTGTCCAGCTATGGGATGAATAGGTATGAATGACTCCACATCCGTTTTCTTACGGTTGATACGGATGTATCTTCTTCCGTCCAGAGTTATCCCGATATGTGAAGGATACAGCCGTTTAACATCAACGTAAGACAATCCGGTGAAGCAGGAAAAGATGAAAGCCCTGCGTGTAAGTTCCTGCAATCTTTCCGGCATGGGCTGTTCCATAATCCTTTGTAACTCAGCCCTGCTTATGTGTTTCAATTTGCCTGTAGGCTTTTTCTCGTAAGGAACATCCGCAAGCGGGTTGAAACGGAGAATCTCCCTGTCAACGGCAATATATATCAGTCTGTTCAGCCATGTAAGACAATGGTTGATGTGACTCGCACCGCAACCTTTGCCCTTCAGATATAGTTTGTATTCCCAACCGAAATCTTCTGTAATGTCTTCAAAGGCTATGTCATTCTTCCCCATAGAAAGCAGAAACTCGTGCAGGTATGCCTGAGTAGACTTGGACTGACGGTAAGATGAGGTAGAATTTATCGCTACGGAACGGATTCTCAACCTTTCTCGTTCTTCTTCTCCGGTTTTCAAAAGAGTTACAGGAACAGTCCCTACACATGTTATTTCGTTTTTCAGCATTTCAGCAGTTATCATACCCGTTTCCTTTAACAGGTTCGTGTAAGAAGTTTCAAGCCTTGCCCGTAGGTCCGCAAGAAGACCGTTTGTCCTGCCATCTTTTACCGTTCCGTTTTTGGTATTCCAGCATTCAGGATTGCAATAATATCCGGTAGTAAATACACTGCTCTTGCCGTCAATCGTAATACGGCACATGATGGCTGTTGTCCCGTCAGCTTTGACCTTGCCTCGGTTAATATAGTAGAGAATAGAAAATGTACTTCGCATTGTTTAAATATTTTAAGAGTTATAGAATCAGTTTCAGGTCTTTTGTCGCCTCGATATATTTGTCCATGTCCTCAAAAAGTTTTTTGGGAGTCACACGGGCATATACTTGGGTTGTACCTATATCCGCGTGTCCCAGCATCCTGCTGACAGTTTCAATCGGCACTCCGTTTTCCAATGTCATAAGGGTCGAGAACGAATGTCTCCCCATGTGGTATGACAAACGGCCTTTTATCCCGACTTTTATTTTGATGCTTGTAAGACACCATTTCAAAGCCTGGTAGGGGATGACGGGAAACAAGGTAGCCCTTGTCTCATCCTTGTACTTTTCAATAAGAGCCACGGCTTCCGGCAACAGCTTAACACGGCACAGTTGTCCGTTTTTGCCTCTTCGGTATTTCAACCATGGCGCTCCCTGATCATCCTTGGATAGGTTATCAGGGGTAATTGCAACTACATCAACATATGAAGTTCCGGTGTAGCAGGCGAAAAGAAACATATCCCTGACTATAGAGTGTTCGGGGCGGCAGCCGGTAAGCTCTACATCTTTTATTTTTTCGAAATCATCCTTGCTCAATGCTCTCGGGGGAGTCTCTTTCTGTTTTGGCAGCTGGTAGTGTTCAAAATAGGACTTGTCCGAATGCCCTTCCTTGAATGCGATACGGCAAATCTTTTTCAGTATGGCCAGATAGTGACGTACAGTTTGGACTCCCAGTCGTTTCTCAATTACAACATATTCCTGAAATTCACGTATAAACAGCTCATTAAGCTGGCAAAAGGCAAGGTCTGACACCTTGAATCTGCAATTTATGAATTCTGCAAGACGGTTACGGGTATAAATATAGTTTGGAAGTGTACGGTGGGATATGTCTATCCCCACACGGGACTTCACTTCCTCGATATGCCTGTCGAACAGCTTGAGCAATGTCATTTGGGTATCTTTGCTGCCTTGAAGCATTTCTTTTACATCCGTTGCATTAAAATCATTTTTCCGTTTCACGAGAGAATCAAAGGCAGCGTTTACAGCCAATAGCAACTTGGCGATTTTTGCATTGGTTTCCACCGCTTCTTTACTTTTCCCATTCAACCGACTCTCACGTGAATTCCATAACTCTGGAGTACATGACAGCTTGCAACTGAATTGCGCCATCGTGTTGTTCACCGTTATTCGTCCCATAATTGGAGCCTTTCCGAACTTGTCAAGACCGCTCTTTTTCAGGTAGAGCAACACCTTGAATTTTTCTATTTTCATACGCTTATCCTTTAATGGCAAAATTACCTAATTTATAAGCGTTCTTTGATATGCAAAATATTGACAACCAGTGAATAATAGTCCATTGTGATAACTTCTGTACTCCTCATTGCGTTACCTGTATGCTTCGGTAACTGGACAGCTAACGCTTTGGTAACTGAACGAATACTATAAATCACTTTTTTTTGCGTTTTACTCATTTGGCAGAATTCAGCAAATATGCTAAATACCAACCATTTAAGTTTTATCTACTAATTTCTGTTATCGCTTGCTTTCCTGTTACTTATGCATGTCTCCCGCCATAGTTTCGCATCGGTTATCGCACTGGCTAACAACGTGTCCCCGCCGA